CGGAGACAAGGTGGTAATCGTGACCGCGGATGGACAGAAGATCACGGTTCCAAAGAAGGCCGACGGAGATCCCGTCGGGTCCATGACTGTTGCGGATATCAAGGCGCTCCTCGATGAGAAAAAGATCGAATACTCGAAGGACGCGAAAAAGGCGGATCTCGTCGACCTGGCGAAAAAGGCCAGTGCCTCATAAACGTCGATACAAAGTGCGCACGTGGAGGGATCCAAAATGAAAAAGACAAACGAAAATATCGTGAGACTCCTGGCCGCCGCGACGTCTCCCGAAAAAGATGCACAGGCGGCGCGATCGAAGAAGTACGGCATTTCTGTCCGCGACGATGGCAATGTGACAAAGCCCTCGCAATGGGCGTCAGTCCCGGATTCACAGTGGCTTGATCCTGTCAATTACGCATATCCGTGCCCCGATGAGGCGCAGACCAGGGCGGCCGCATCTTACTGGGGAAAAGCCGAGGACAAGGCCAAGTACTCCGAAGCGGATCAGAAGGTCATTGGGAGTCGCCTGGCCACGTTCGAGAAAAAATTCAAGATCGGTACCGGCACCACAAAAGGCGCGACATCAACAGGGGAAGTTCTAAGTTTCGGTGACATCCGCGACCTGCTCAATAATGCGTTGCCGGACATGTACATTGTCGACATCTTCCCAGGCTACGTCATCGCAGAGGACGTGGACGACGATGAAATGTGGCAAATTCCCTATACCGTATCCGCAGACGGCGACCAGGTGGTTCTCGGTGAAAAGGCCGAGGTCGAGCGCCAGTACGTGAAGGTGGAGGCGGCGGCGCGGATTACGGCGTCCGGTCTTGATAAGACAAGCCCGGACTACGGTTACAAATGGGAGGTGCAAATCGCGGAAGCCGGGCCGGATAAGCAGGGCATAGCAAATTATCCGCTCGCGGTATTGCAGGCCGCAGTACCGGTTTATGACGGAGCTCGGGTCTTTGCGCTTACGCAGGGGCAACATGACGACCCGGCTAATCCTTACGGCAAATCCGTGCGCGATCTCGTCGGCTGGATCTCCGACTGCAAGGCAAGCGCCACGGGACTTCAGGGCATGTTTAATATTTCCAAGACCGCTAAGTGGCTGAGAGACATGGTCGTCGACGCATGGGACCGCGGGAAAAAGGATCTTGTGGGCCTGTCGCACGATGTCCGGGCTGCATACAAGAAAGGTAATAATGGAAGGATAGAAGTGGAGAAGATCATAAAGGTCGACTCCGTTGACGTTGTTTATGATCCCATCGCTGGTGGGAAATTTTTAAGAATGGCCGCAGCCAGAACGGCGGGCCGGAAGGAGGAGCAGATGATCGAGAAATTATTGGCTGCCCTCAAGGCGCAGAGGCCCGACCTCTATGCGACCATCGAGGGAAAAGTAACAAGCAAAACCGTAACCGAGGATGAAGTGATGGGACTTCTCACGAGGGGTTTGACTCCTCCGGGAGATGCTGACGCCCGTATCCAGGCGGCAGTGAAAGAGGCCATCGGAAAAGACGGCGGCATTGCCGAGGTGCAGAAGCTTCTGACCGAGGCCCGGATCGTCGCCTGCGGCACGACCCTTAACTCCGAACTGAAGGAGTCACTCCTGCCGGAACTCTCGCAGGTGCGGGTCAAAAAGCAGTTTGAAGGCAAGGTCTTCGAGATTGCGACTCTCCACGCCGCGATCAAGGAAGAAAAAGAGTATGTGGACAAACTCACCGGCTCAGGATCCGTACAGGGATCAGGACAGGTCAGGGCTGGCACTGAGGAACCGGAAAGGGTACAGGCGGCATTCGATAAGATGATGGGGGTCGTAGTCGATGACAAGTTCAAGGACGTCCCCGCGTTTACATCCCTTCGATCCGCCTACACGCGGATCACGGGAGATCCGGACGTTCGCGGCATTCCGAATCGTGACGGCGTGCGATTCGGGGAAGCGTACATGGCATATATGCAGCTGCCGGCCGCCTACAGTTCGTCCACCTTCACCTATGCCCTCGGGAATACCATGTACAGGCGTCTGATCCAGGACTACAACGTCCCCAAATGGAGAGAGGACATACTGATCTCTTTCAAGAGAAATGCGCGTGACTTCAGGACGCTCGAGTCCGTGCGGATCGGCTACTTCGGAGATATCGCAGACGTCGACCCGGAGACCGCGGACTATCAGGAGATCCCAATGGTCACCGATGAAGAGGTCAGTTACAACCTCAATCAGAAAGGAGCCATTTTCTCCGTAAACAGGAAAGTCATCATCAACGATGATCTCAGGACGGTGCAGCAAACGGTGTCGCACATCGGACGGGCCGCCAAGAGGACGTTCTCGAACAGGGGCTGGGCCAAGATTGTAGGCAATGCGACGTACAAGGGCGACAGCACCGCAGTCTTCACGGTCGGTCATGGGAACCTCGGTTCAGTGGCACTGACCAACGATGCGACGGGCATCACGACGCTTGCGAACCGGCTTATCGCCATGTACACACAGTCGGAAAAGGATTCAGGAGCAACTTTGGGTCTCGAACCCAAGTATCTATGCGTCCCGCGGGCATACCTGGAAATCGCTAAGGGATTGAACTCGCCCTGGCCGGGAGTCGCCGGTGGGAACCCCCACGCCGGACGGTTCGGTGTGAATCATGAGAACATCATCACGATGCTTCTCACCACGGACACAAATGACTGGGTACTCGTCGCCGATCCAAACGACGTGGAGCTCCTGGAGGTGGCCTTCCTGAATGGCCAGGAGCAGCCGGAACTGTTCGTCGCTGACAATCCACTCGTGGGTCAGATGTTCATGGGCGACAAGGTCCAGTACAAGATCCGCCACGAGTATGAATGGGAAATAGTCGACTACCGCGGATTCGATAAATCCGTAGTTGCAGGATAAGGAATAAAATAATCGAGACGGCCGCAAGTGCCGCCTCCATCGAATTGAACAAGGAGGATACAAAACATGAGATATTTCAGAAAGGCAACAGAAGTATTTCTGATGATATTTATTTGCGTGATATTCCTGTTGGCGACCGTGGCACCCGCCTCGGCGGCGATCCAGTGGTCGCAGATAAACATGCGTTTCTCGGCGACTGCCGGAGAAACTCTTGCCACCGGCGATGTCGTCTGCATCAAAGGAACCGATGGGCTGGCATATAAAGGGGATCCATCGAACTCAGTACTTCGTCCTATCGTAGGCGTAGTAGGCAAAGGAGGAGCCACAGGCAAGACCGTTGAGATCGTTACTGACGGAATTATCACCGGCATGACAAAGGCATCTCCAGGCGCACGTCTCTACGCGACGATTGGCGGCGCATTTACGACATCGGCGCCGACCACTTATCAGCAGGTGATCGGATGGGTTCTGCCAGGCACCACGAGCGGATCGACAACATACTATGTCAGGATCTACCCGTTGCCCACTGGCGGAGCTGGATTCTAAGTAGAGTTGAATTGTGAAGAAGATCTATCAAATAATTCTATTGGCGGCCGTCCCTGGGTTGATGTTCTGCATCATCCCGGTGGACGGCATGCCTCTCCGTCTCTCCTGGCAGCTCGTCTCTATTTGGGTCGCCTGCGCAGCGACATGCGTCATACTTTCCTCATGGTGGTGGCGGCTTTTTTTACTTCTCGCGCTCTTCCGGACAGCGACGCGCATTCCGCCGGCATATGATGAATATGTTTCGCTCCTGACGCTCTCCGTTTTCTTGGTATGTGCAGAGGGATTCAGCCGGATCGACAGGGAAAAGACGATGGACTTTATGTGCGTCGCGGCCCTTGCATTCCTTGACTGGATATCCTTGCAGATACTCGGAATTGCGCCTCCATGCTTTGTCACCGGATTATTGAATCCGGACACGGCGGCGGTTTTCCTGGCGCTCTGCCTGTCCGGTTGTTTCCGTAAATGGCGGTTCAGTTTCGACTCCGCCTTTTCATATCGTACTATAAATCTCGCCCCTTGGCGCAGAGAATGGCGTCTGCTGATCATTCCACTCATCTTTGGGGGTTTAGTCCTCGCCCGATCGACGACTGGCTGGTTCGCGGCGACGGCTGTGTTGACGGTCGCGGCCTGGTATTTTTTGAAAGACTGGAGGAAGATGGCTGTGGCGATATTGGCCGTAGTCATGCTGGCCGGCTTCTGGTTCTGGCAGGTAAAACCCATCGAATCGATGACCAACAATATCAGATGGCAGGTCTGGAAACATGCGGCCTGGTCTTTAAGGTCCGAGGCGTTCGGCAGAGGACTGGGAACATGGGAGTGGATTTTTCCGCTTCTTGTTTCCGGTGATAAGAGAATGCAGACGGAGGGGATTATCGCCCAGGCACATAATGAAAACGTTCATATGACATTTGAACTGGGGTTGCAGGCCCTCGCACTCTTGTTAATATTTCAAGCTGTCGTGCTTGTCACGATCTACAGAAAAAAGGCGTCTACCATCGAATCGATGGGAATGGCCGCACTCATGGTCAGTTGCTTCGGCTTCTTCTGCATGCACGTCCCGCCAACGGCATTATTGGGGTGCGCATGGCTCGGAATGTGGCACAGGAATCGACAGAAAAGGGGCACGTTTGAGAGAACGGGCGTTCTATCAAGCGTAGAGGCATGCCAGGGCGGGGATCGTCGATCCTGGGCGATTTAAAACGGTCGGGCAAAATCTGGAGGATATCAAGATGAGAGACAGGGAAGACAAGATCAAGCGGATCAGACGCAGTATACTCTGGGCGATTATGTCCATTCTGGCCGTGATAGTCCTGGCAGATCTGTTTTCCGCCATTCCGGCGAGAGCAGATGATCGGAAGACGCGATTCATCAGTTTCCTCTCCAGCGGGACATACACGGTCGGCACGGCGCAGTCTACGGCATTCGATGTCTCGGCGTACACGGAGGGACAGATCTTCGTCAACGTGACAACGAAAAACGGATCCTCGACTCTCGACATTAGCATCCAGTTATCTCCGGATAATCTGACCTGGTATACGCATACGGCCATGACGCAGATCACGGCTACCGGGCAGTATCGGCAGGCGATCACGAATTTCGGGAAGTATGTCCGGATAAGCTACGTTGTGGGTGTCACAAGTTATGTTTTCGACATATCGGGGATATTTAAGAACTGACCCAGAGGAGACGGAATATGACGAGGCAGGATTACATAACAGCGATCGCAACGATGGTGCAGGGCGAATTTCCCCTCGGCGATCCGGAAAGAATCAAGGCTGTCAGCCAGGCGCTGGATGAGCATTCCAAACACCGGCCGGTGGTCGTTACGGAGGACGAATCCGGTACCGGAGACTTCGATTATGCTATCTCACTCCTCAGTTCCTGGTCAGAGAATTTCTCCGACATTACTCAGATCGAGTATCCCGTCGATGAGGGGTTGCCAATCCCGAACATACTGGACGGGGATGCCTGGCAGATATATTCAAAGCCGACGGGGAACTTCATGCGTTTTCTTAATGCGACGCCATCGACCGGAGAATCTTTCCGTGTCAGTTATACGGCGCCCCATACATGCACAGACGCCGCGTCCAGCGTGGCTGCAGGCGACGATGAAGCCGTGCAGATGCTTGCGGCGGCGTTCTTCTGCGATATGCTCTCAACCTATTTTGCGCAGACGCAGGACAGCACGATCCAGGCGGACAGTGTGGACCATAAAAACAAGTCGCGCGATTACGCAGCCAGGGCAAAGCAATATCGCAGTTTATACACGAGTCACATGGACCTGAAAGACGGCGATACAGCTTCTCCCGCCACGGCCGTCGTGAGTCTCCAGGAAAGATATCCAGGCGGTCTCGAGAGACTGACGCATCCAAGTTGGGCGAGGCGGAAAAGATAATCCCCACGCTGCCAGACTGATGCAATTTTTGCAGTTAGTTGGAGAAAAAATGTACGAGCTGAAGATAATATCGCATTTGGATGATCTGGACAAAATGATCGTGAATTATCCCGACGCATCCACGGCTGCTCGCACGGCAAGAGTGACGGAGGCGCTTCAGGTACTCGAGAGCATCATAAAGCAGATTACCCCGGAGGGCGCAGGTCCCATACACATCAGAGACACTATGTTCGGGCGCACCCTGATGCAGGGCAACCTGGTCTACGGGCAGTTCGGAACGCCGGCTATTTACGGTGAATCGCTCGAGTATGGCACCGTCGCACATTTCCCGCCAGTCGAACCGATCCAGTTCTGGGTGGAAAAGGTGCTGGGAATCACTGGCAGCGAGGCTAAAGGAGTCGCGTTCTGCATCGCGAGGGCGATATCGAGACGAGGAACGCCAGGAGCTCATATGTTCGAGAAAGGCATCGCCTACAGCGAGCCCTATATCATGACAATCCTCAACCAGATCCCCGAGGACATTGTGAGGAGGCTCAGCTCATGAGTTATCCTGCCATAAGAGAACAGGTCAGAACCATTCTTTCCGGCGTTTCTGGAACCGGCATCATCCACGACTACAACCGCTGGGCCGTGGACTGGGGGAAATTCATCAATTTTTTCAAGGTCGAGGCAACGGGAATCATCAATGGCGCCATGATTACGAGGAAAACCCGCAAGACCTTCGAGCTGGCGCTTGACAACGTGACGATCAGATTGCACGAGATTGTAATTCGCCAGGTCATGGGTCTTAAGGACGACGTTGCATCGGAGATAACATTTCAGCAGCTGGTCGATGATATCTGCGACGGACTTGAAGCACATGACACGCTAAATGGCACGTGTCTCACGATCTCTGATATCGGTGAAGGACAATCACTAAGCGGATGTTCAGGACCGCAGGCTGAGGTCATCGAAAATCGCGTCTTCGGTAATGTACTCTGTCACTATGCGGAGATCCACATATATGCGCAGGAGCAACCGTGAGGGAAAGGACTGACATGGCAACCGGGAAAGAAAAGTCGATCCATTTGATTATGCCTTTTTCGAGACATTATCTCTGGAATACCCTCGTCGAGCATTACCGGCCGATGAACGTGATCCTCCATCCGATAATGTTCGAGGACGAAGCCGCAAAATCTGCTTCTCATGAGCCTTGGATAGAACCGTGCGTCATGCCAGGCGACTCGCCGCAGTCGGATCTTCTTATTGGGTCCAGGAAGGCAAATCACTTCCTCGAAAATTATCTCATAGACGACAACGACTACTATGCTCTGGCAGCGGACGATGACATGTTTGAGCCCGACGTCTTTGATGCTATCAGAGAGATGGATGAACCAGTTATCTTCATTTCCCTGAAGCGCGGCCATCGTATCCCGGAAGGCTTGCCGCCCCACAGGCGATATCCCCCAACGACACTTTTCGCCAAACCCGAGAATGTTGTCATCGGATCAATCAGCGGAGAACAATACTTCATGCGCGGCTCGGTAGCGAAGATATGCCGACTCGATGAATCCAGCCTGGTCGCAGACGGCCTCCTCGCCATGCATCTTAAGAGTAATTATCCGATCAGGTACGAACCAGACCTGTACGCCTTGTTCAACTATTTTGAACCCGGACGATGGGACAAGGCGACACACCCCATCGCCTTCGGGGTACTCGTCAACGACATTCAGCGTCTGGACATGGTCCTCAGGCAGTCGGAACTCGATCCGGAGATCCCATGCCACACAATAACACTTCCTAAATCGGCCACGAAGGGACTGAATGAGCTTCTCGGTATCATGGAGACGGAAGGCAACAGGATCGCCGTACTGACCCATCAGGACATGTTCTACCGGAAGGGATGGATTCCGCAAGTCGAAGAACAGATCGCAAAGCTTCCCGAATCATGGATCGTCGCCGGGATCATCGGAAAGGATCGCGACGGCAGACTATGCGGGAAACTTCACGATATGCGAATTCCTCAGCATTTCAACACGTGGGATATCCACGAATTTCCGCAGGCAGCCGGCTGCTTCGATGAGTGTTGCATTATCGTGAACCTGGGAAGAGGGTTTCGCTTTGATGAGACTCTCGACGGATTCGACCTCTACGGTACGCTCTGCGTCCATCAGGTGCTGGAGCGGGGAGGTACCGCCTGGATCATCGATGCTTTTGCAGAGCACTATTGCATGAGGCCGTTCACGTGGATCCCTGACGAATCGTTCATAAAAAACTACAAGTGGCTGCATGACAGATTCAAACAGACAGGCCGGGTTGACTCAACTGTATTTGAAGTGCCGAAAGAGACAGTTGGATCCGAGGACTCTGCAGGTTAACGGATAAAAGAAGAAAACAGGAGGATACAAAATGACAGTAATCACAGGAAAGAATGCAAAGGTAATGTATGGCGCCGTAACCATCGCCGAGCAGGTCGCATGGGCTCTCTCCGGCTACGTCCAGTCCGTAGAGGAAGTCACCTCTTTCGGTGACAATGTGAAGAGATACGAGTTAAGCGACGCCGGTGATGCGGGAAAGATCACCTTCAGTGGGAATTATGACCCGACTGACAGTGCCGGACAACAGGCGCTTGCCACTCAGTGTAAGACCGGCGTAAAGTTAACAACCTTATATCTGTACGTCAATACAAGCACCTTCTGGCGAATCGCCGCCGGCGGCAATATCATCGTCACCAAATGCGATGCCGTGCAGATGCAGAGAAGCAAGGTTGGAAAGATTAGCTTCGAAGGCCAGCCCTCGGCAGCGGCGATGGAGCAGATCGGCACCGGAACATAAATCGATAATAAAAGCGACGCCACTTTGCCTCTTTCGAGGGGGCAGGAGAGTGTCTCGGGAGGAGTATATGATTATTGATCTGAATGTAGATCAGGGCGACTGGTTTGCTTTCTTTGAATCACGCATCAGTGAAAAGGGAGAAGTCGTCTACGACGAACCGAAATCCGATGCGGGGCGAGTGTGCCTGCGAAGTCCAAGTTCCATGATGGAACAATTGCGGGCGCAGAGGATACGCAAATTCGAATTTGTGCTTAACCCGACAACGCGCTCAATGGAGCGAGTGGGTTATTACGAGGAACTTACGCCGGAGGCCGCTAAAATAGAACGGGAAGATATCTGGGACTATGCCATCGTCGATTTCACGGGATTCGAGGACCCCGACGGTAATCCCATTCCCTGCACGAGAGAGAACAAGATCAAACTTATGGCGCTCCCTGTATTCGACCGATTCATCGGAAGAGGTCTGCGCCTACTATCAAGCGCGGGTCTAAAGGCACGGGAGGCCGCGGAAAAAAACTGATCGACTGGGTACACTGGATGGACGAATACGCTCCGGAGTGCCCAGGATGCAAGACCATTTATGCAAAACGATCTCCTCCGGAAGCGCCGCCATGCGAGACCTGCATCGAACCGCTTCTTCCGGAGAATATTGACGCGGGGAAAATATTTTTGATCTGCCGCAGGCAGGTCATCGCCGCCGGGCCCAGAGGAAAGATAGTCGATATCAACCACCAGGCAATCAAATGCAGCATGGATATATATGGAATTGAAAATCAGCGGGAATGCTTCGAGAAGGTTGTAAGCCTCTTCCATGCGACGCTATCGGATGATGCAGGAAATGCGGATTGAAAAAAGCCGGAGAAACAGTAGAGAATGGCAACACAACTCACAGTCGAAATAGCCGTTGACGATAAAGGGAGCGTCGTCGTCAAGCAATTTGGCGACAATGTGAAGCAGTCCTTCGATCAGCAGCAGCAATCTATCAATACAACCGGGGACAGCCTGGATTTCTTCAAGAGCCGCTTTGTGCAGATGACCGCGGCCGTCGCTGTTGCATGGTTAGCAGCCGAGAAGGCCATCAACTGGGCGGCGATGGGGGCGAGTGCCCTCCAAGCTGCCGATTCCTTCCGTATCATGGCGGACTCTGCCAATATTAATGCCGATCAGCTCGTCGCGGCCATGCATCGAGCATCCGGCGGAACAATAGAAGACTCAGCGATCATGCAGAAAGCCGTCAAAGGCATGATACTGGACTTTTCTGCTGATCAGCTCGTCAGCATCATGGAAACTGCGAGAGTATCGGCACGCGTGACCGGCCAGGACGTCCAGACGACATTTGAAAATATCACGGATGCCCTTTCGACGCAGATGCCGCGATCTCTGCGGCAGTATGGTCTTGTTACGAAAGATCAGATGATGGTCGTCCAACAGGCGTTATCCGCTGGCATAACCGATATCAATCTGTATGACTTCGCAATGGCAAATGCGGCGGTACAGACAGCTAAATATGGCGAGACAACCCAAAATGCAGCGGAGAAAGTCCAGGGTTTCAGGGCCGATATGCGCGAGATGGCCGAAGCCTTCGGCCAGATAATACTCGCTTACACTGTTGGGTCGCAGGCAATCATAGATCTCACTAATGAAATGGCCAGTGACGAGGGATTAAAGAACTTCGGGCAGGTCCTTGAGCGAATCAATGCTGACCTGGCTACGACGAGCGAAGTCTCGGCTGAGGCGAAAAAGCAGTGGGACGTCTCCGAAGCGACGCAATACAGCAACGCTTTAACGGCTGATGCCAAAGCGCGACTCGGTCAGGTGGAGGCCCAGAAACTTGCCATCGAATCTCTCAAGGCTACTAATAAGGCCTATTTCGATGACGAGGAGTCGAGAATCAAATACAATGCCGCTCTGTATCAAGTCTACCAGCAGAGCACGTATGCGATCGCAATGGAGAGCATCGCCGAGAGGGAAGCGCTCCTTGACGAGTACTATGACGCCCAGGTTGACATGTTCCAGAAAGAGGCGGCGGCCAGGACAGATATGGACAGGCAGAAAGTCTCCGATGCCACGATAGTCGCCGAAAAAATAAAAGCACTCGAGGCAGACGTCGCCAATAAGAAGAATGACCTTGAGAGACAAAAGAATCTGGCCACTGCAGACTATTACGCGAAGCAGCAACAACTCGCATTGACTCATTATGAGTGGCTCCAGGACATGACTGTGAAGAACGCTCAGAACTATATGGACGTCCAGGATAAGAAATTTGCAGCCCAGACGGCAGCAATTGACGATATCGCGCAATATGAGATGCTCACAGGAAAGATTGTCCAGGATGATGAGATAGATCGGCTGAAGGACATGATCCAGGAATATAACGACACCTTTGTTGGGGGTTGGCGGCAGGGACTCTATCAAATGCAGGCAGATTGGATGACCACCGGCAAGGCGATGACTGCCGGTGTGACAGCATTCTCATCCAATGCCTCGAGTACTCTCAGTACGGTTCTCTTCGATGGATGGAAGGGGCAACTGCAAGGCTTTAGCTCTTATTGGACGACATTCACGGATGCCATGCTCAAGAAATTCACAGACATGATCGCACAGATGGCCGTGCAATGGATGACGTTCCAGGCCGCTGAGATGATGGGCATCAATCTGCCTGGCATGGGCGGTAGTGGCGGCAGTGTCGGTAGTAGCGGCGGCAGCATTCTAAGCGGCGCTGGCCTCCTCGGAAAGCTCGGTTTAGGTGGCGGGAGTATAGATGAAGCTACATCGGAACTTGCCGCACAAGGAGTTCTGTCTGACGCCGGTTCGGGCGTTGCGCTGACCTACGGTTCGGCGGATTATGCGGCAGCAATGTCAGACCTCGGTCTAGATGCTGGCGAAGATGCCCTCTTAGGTGCTGAGGCGGCATCAGGCCCTGTGGGATGGGCAATACTCGCCGCGACGATGCTCGACAAGATGACTGGCGGCAAAGGGATGGCGGCAATCATGAATGTCGGTAGCTCGATCTGGAACGGGGTCAGTGACGCCGCGAGTTCAGTGGGAGATGCAGTAAGTTCCGCTTGGGACGCGGTAACTTCTATTTTTCACGGAGGTGGCATCGTTGGCACAGATTCTGCCCCTACGCGCAGCATTCCCTCTCTCGCCTTCGCAGGCGCTCCACGCCTTCATCAAGGATTCGCGCCGGATGAGTTTCCAGCGATCCTGCAGAAAGGCGAACGGGTTCTTTCACGTAAGGAGAATGCATCATACGGCGGAGGGGATATCAACATAAATATCGGCGGCAACGTCATCGGCGACGCGCGCACATTCAATGATTTTACCAAAAAAATTCAGGCCGCGCTGGATGAGCACAACAGGCGCCGGATCGGCACGAGTTAAAAATGGGAAAAGCAAGATTCCTCTATAATAATCTGATCACCGCGGAGAGCATGCTCTCCGTCTCGTCGTTGCGGCTCGGAATCGTCACGAGTGCGAAGAAGACCGGGCTGGGATCGGCCTCGATGACACCTTCCGGGGACTATAGCGGAACGACTGACAAAGAATACATTGTGCAGATCGATTCGATCGCCGGGGGAGCGGAAGTCGGGCAGGCTACATTCCAATGGAGCAACGGAGGAGACGCGTGGAATGCGAGCGGCATACTCACGTCGACGGGAGGCACTCTCCTTGAGGCGGGAGTGTATGTGAAATTCGCATCAGGAACCGGTGCAGATTTTGCGGTGGGAGACATATGGTACTTCAAGGTGATCAATCTCTTCAAGGCTGGCGCCATGATAGACCTTGACCGCGATCACCGCTATAGATCTGCGGCACTTGGTACCCCGAACACGATTACTGTTGATCTGGGGACCGCCCAGCAGATAGCCGCCCTGATTATCCAGGACCACAATCTGACGAGTGCCGCGACGATTGCCATGTGCGGCAATGCGGCAAACACGTGGGGCGCGCCGGCATTTTCAGTCGCCATTCCCTGGGCTAACGGCTCAATCCTCTACTATCTTTTGTCAGCGCAAAATTATGAATTCTGGCAGTTGCAAATTACAGATGCTCTGAATCCTGCTGGGTATATTGAGATCGGAGAATTGTATCTCGGCTCATACCTGGAACTGACAAAGAATTTCTCGGTCGGATTCAAACGCGGAGTCAATATGCTCTATGACCAAAACAAGAATAAATATGGGGCAACACGGAACCGTTTCTACAATCTCCAGAGGCAGTTCGATTATTCTTTCACCGCGCTTTCCGGATCGACCGACGTCATCAGCCTCGAGCAATTTCTCGCGGCCATAACGAGCCGTGACACGGGCAACCTCAACCCCTTCTGGTTCAACGAGGATTCATCGGACACGACCAAGATGTGGATGGTG